TAAAGACTTCCTTTACTTCATGTCTCATCGTATCAAGAGCATCGATTCGCATTTGCTCTTTTGCTTCCCATGTTCTGCGTGATTCCTCTTCATATTCTTTTTCGTCATCTAATAATTCCTGCTGATGTTTAGCCATTATTGCTCTTCTGCGAACACCGAACCCCTCCAATCTTTTCAAGTGTTCATTCCATTCTTTTGGGTCTGGAGGACTTATTGTTTCAGGTTTCTCTTCTTTAGGAGCAAATCGTGATTTTCGGGCACGTGCCATCAAATTTTCTATTTCGTTTAATAAGGCTGCTAAAGGTGCTAATTCCTGTCGCAATTTTTTCATTCTCTCCCCCGCTCTTCCTACATAAGCACCAGCCCCATATAGCTCATAAAGCCTTTTCATTTTTGCTTCAATCGGTTTCATTTTGTCTTTTGTCGCTTGAAGTGCCCGCTGCATTCCAATAACATCATATTGACCTTCAAATATGAATGTCTCCTTTTGTTTAACCTCTGGCTTAGCAAGAACTTCATTTAATGTCTCAAATTCTTTAGCAAGTTGTTTTACGGCTGGTGCTGTTACTGTTGCAATGATTCTCCCGATATTCTCCATCGAATCACCAAGCGCATTCGCTAACCCTTGAATACTACCGCCGAAGGTATCACGCGCTGCTCTCGCCGCTCCTCCCATCTGTTTCTCAAATTCCTGCAATATCATTTGCTGGGCTTTAACTGTCTGTCCAGTTTCAATTAATTTCTTTATCATCTCCTTTTGTTGAACTGTAAATTGAATTCCTGCACGTGAAAGAGCAGTTATCCCTAATATCGGATCATTGAGCGCCTTTCCGAGCATAAGCGCCGATGACTTCAAGTCCTGACCAAGAGCAGTACTCATATTAAGTGCAGCTTCAACCGCATCCGGCATTACATCACGCCCTATGTTGGTAAATGTCAGCAGAAGTCCTTGCATTTCGATAATAGCTTCATCACCATAAGTAGTTACCTTCTGGAGAGAGGAAGCCATATCTTTTAATTCACCAACCGTCATTCCTGCAGCATAACCCGTTGATTTAATACGTTGTGCAAGCTGACGTTCTGCTAATTCCTGCTGGTTGTATGCACTAACCGCCCCCTTTACGAAGCGCGTAACAGCATAAAAAGTAGCCGCTAATGCAAACTTGAAAAGCAAGGTTGCATTACGAATACGCGCAATAGCCATTCGCATTTTCTCAAGCCCCCCAGTTATGCCACTCGCAGATACCCGTATTTTGCTATGCGATTTCTTAAACTCGTCTCCGATCTCTTTGGTGGATTTACGAGTCTTGCGCGTTACTTTTTCTAAATTTATTTCATACTTATCGAATGCAGAACCAAGATATTTCGCCGAACTACCTAACTTTTCAACATCATTTCCCATGATGTTAGTAGCCGCACGAGTTTTCTCTTGCGCTGTTTTCAAGCCACGCACTAATTGCGCCATATTCGCAGTTATATCAACCTTCACTGATCCCAATGGTGGAAGATCAGCCATCTAACCTCCTGCATATTTCATTATGTTGTCGTTGTCGATCAATCAAACTGATCTCCTTTATTGGTTTCTGCTTCGGGAGTAACCGATGCAAAGGTGGAATGGTCTTTGCCCGCGATAGTACAGCCGTGAGCCACGCCTGCTGAATTGATACCTGTATTTGCAGCTCCACCCGACCGGTATATGCTGCCGCCATTAAGGTAAATTCCAACGGTGTCATCATCCAGAAATCGCACGGCTGCACTCCTGCTTGGATTGCTAATTTGTACGCCTCGCGCCAGTCGAAGCCCGACGCTGCTTCGGCTTTATCGCTGGATGTTCGACCGGCGCTTTCGATTCCCCCAGCGACTTGCCGAATGCCTCCGCGACCTGTTCGGCAAACATTGCCGGATTTGTCTCCCAATCCAGAACCTCATCAAACGATAAATCGTGATCGTCCGGCAAGAGCCCAGCCCAAAGCAAACCGGTCAAGTGCAGCATATTGGATGGATCAAGGTTCGATAAATCAGGCTTCAATCCAATCTGCTTGGCTTCAGATTGCAACCCAGCATAGGATCGCATCGTAAACCGGATGACCCGCTCACGACCTCCGATCTCAAGTTTTACGCTCATACTGCCGCCCAATCACCTGAAACCTCAAGTGTCACACTACCAGTTGCTGGAGCTTGATCCGGAAAAGTATCCTTTTTATCAGCAACAAGACAATCTGCTTCTTCGATGTCTGTTCCAGAATATTGCCGGCGAATCTTCATCACCGTACCGCCACGTATTGCTGCCTTTAATGCTGCTAAATCTGCCGCGTCCGGAATATAGAGATAGCTCAATGTCACCGATGCCGAATAGCGACCATAGAGCAACTTTCGCGATCTACTGTTTTTCGATGATACATCAATCATATCTGAAGTCTCACCGAAGTCGACATCTTGTTGTGATCCGACCGTTGTCCAAACAGGCACGGCGTATGTGCCCGTATTTACGCGGAGCAATACATCCGCGCCGTTTATCTCTGCCATGTTTACCTCCTAACCTACGTTTGCGAGTTTGAATGCACAGACCTTCAGGTCTGTTTCACTGGAGTATGTAATCTGAACCTTGCCATCACCATCATTATAACCGGCTGTAGGTACAACGACCCACGCCTCGTCTTGATTATCGGCTGCATCAATCACCAACGAGATATTACTGATTGTAATATCCTGTCCAAATCCAGCAACCCGGATCGAGGTTTTCTGTGCGGTGATCGTAACTGTTCGACTCGCTGCTCCAGTATTCTTTACGACAAGGACTGTTGGGAAATTATTGATATACTCATCACCAGCAGTTGCTGCCGCAACGAATATATCGCTATCAGTATCCCGAATAATACCATCCTCATCAAGTTCCTGAACCGCTAAAGTAGCCATCTCAACTCTCCATTGCTATAAGCCTGACCGTTACCACTCGTCCGGCGATCTTCTCGCCAGGCGCGCCCTCAAGCGGCATTGTAATTGCGCCAGACGCTGACGCTATAACTGTTGTGTTATTGTCGATCGCAAGCGTGTGCCGATGAAATAATGTTCGTACCCGCTCTGCAATAATTTCAATTGCCTTTGAACTCCCCTCATCCTGAACATAACATCGAATATCACGAATCTGTTCGCGCCCACGTGTCGTCTTGGTATCAAACGGCTCATCACCAACCGGCGACGATATAACGATATAAGGCAGCTCAGCATCATCCGGCACCAGATCACCACTGAAAATTGCCGGATTGCCGCCGTAAGTCTGAAGTAATGCTATTAGTGTTGCATCACTTGACAATCGCGTATAGAACGCTTTTGTGAAATCACTCATCCGCTTACAATTAGTTTGCCAAGCCGATGCCGATACGTAATAACCGTTCGACGCAAATATGGACGTTCCGCCATTTTAACTCCGCCAGATTTATTTGATGTCCCAAGCTCAAGATAAAGCCCATAATCTTCAGCAGGACCTTTACGCACTCCTAAATATCCAATGATCTTTTTTGTATGCGCATAGCCGCCACGTCTAACTACCTCATGCCCAATAGCTGTGCGAAGTGTATCTGTTACAACTTTAGGCGGCGTTCCTGGTCGGGAAGGATCAAGTCCTCTCACTCCTCGAGGCGTAACTCGCCGTGGTTGTCCACGACTAACTAGCTGCTTACATTTTCGCTCAGCAAAGATAACTGCCTTAAACATCCCACGTTCAAGTATATTGCTCGCTTCCTGAATAACTTTATCAGCATTCCATGTAACCCGAATACCCAACTTACTGCACCTCTGTACAGTTAACTTCAAGATGTCGATCACCATCACCAGGATGTCTGACCGCCAGAACCTCAACCACTAATCCATCGGATCCGCGCACAAGCCGACAGTCGCTTGTTACATCCGCCCGATGTCGGAAATACGCAATGTGACTCACGCTCCCCTGTTCTTTGTCGCCTGCAATTTGTTCACCGGCGCTGGCTGGTCGGATCCGCCCCCGTTCCGTTGAGATCGTTGCCCAGCTCTCAGTAAAACCACCTTGACCATCCGATACCCGCGCTTTGCGTTGGACTTCGATCTTCGATTTCATTAACCCGATCAAATCGTTATCCGTGTGTATTTCGACAGAATAACCTTCACGTCTGCAGGGAAATCATCAAACCGAATATATGAATAATCACCAAGATGCTCAGACTTCAAACCTGAATCTCTTCGGCTGTAATCCCCGGCGATAAGCTTGAACGTTGCCAGCTTCACGTCGCTCGGCGCGCCATCATGCCCGGCTACATAAATCACTTTCCACCGGCGGCGCCCCCTCGTCCAAATTCCTGAATTACTCGTCAGATAAATCAATCCAGCATTCGGATCGAAATCATAATCGTCTGCATCGGCAAGCGCATCATCATCCTCTGTATCAGCAATCGACGTGATGCTCGCAATCGGCAATTTCCCGACAATCAAATCCCGTTGACCGCCATCAAGATATTCAGTCTGCGACGCTTGAGTAAAATCATGGTCGCAATACTCCTCGATGACTGCCGTATAATAATCGATCAAGCCATCAAGCAAAGTATCATCGTCAGAATGATCGATGTTTAGAAATACCTTGACTTCCGCAAGTGTAACTAAATCAGCCATTTAGTACTCGTCGGCGTTCGGCGTTTCCGGATGATATTTCGTTCCAATCGCGCCGCATGGAATTCCCGTTGCATGATTGCCGATCTGTTACCGCCGCGAAATCACCATCGGTTTCAGTATCGGAATGCTGTAAAACGATTGATAAATAAAGACCGGCGGCTAATGTATCACCAGAATTGCCTACGAGTGCCTGGTGCTTGACCCGCGCCCAACCCAGCCCATCAACCGGCGCAAGCGTCAGTGCAACGTGAGTGATCGAATTTAATGTCCTGAATGCCATGTTCTACCCTTCGATTTTGTTGATTTCCTTTTCGTTGATTTCGGCTTCACTGCCTTATCTTCAGGCGGTGACTTCGGCTTTGATACAACCTTCTCAGGCTCCGGTGATTCAGCTATTGTCAAAAGTGCAGTTCCCCTCGCAACCAATAATTTTCGCATCCGAAATCCCAGCTCAGCCTCAGTAAGAACCTCTCCCCGTGTAGCAAGTATCTTTTCACCGAATGCAACATTCCGTTTGAATTTCATTTCCCTCATAGTCAACCCAATGTTTAATTAACCCAGCCCGGTAATAACTAATCGAGCCACCGGCAAGATATTTAACGATCCCACCATTCATATAAACGATGCGACCATTGATAATCCGCTGTATATTTGCACCTGCTGTTATAATCCAACACCCGCCTAATAAAATCCGTCGATGATCCGATATTATCATCCGGTTAATTTGATGCCTACACTTTTTTTCAATAGTCTGACGTACATCATTGACCCAGAATACCTCCTCTTCCTGATGGATAATCAATCGATACTTATCTACATTAACCAAGTCATCAATATGGTCAGGCATGAAATCTGCCCGAACGAACCCGGTCAATCGATCCGTATCACATAATCCACGTACCTCGATCAAGTCCTCGTGCATATCCGTATTCTGTGGATCACAATATATATCACCGTTCCTGAATGCAATGAGCCGTAAAAACGATAGCTGCAAGGGAGGGGATAATCCCCTCCCCGCAGATTTGTTTAAGTCAATGGTCAGTTCGCACCAAGTACGCCGGATGCAGCGTTCTTTGAACGCGCCCATTGAATTGCATGACAACTGAAATCACCAGTCGTTGTGGTTCCATTCTCTTCTAAGAGAATACGGGAATACCGTTTCTGTCCTTTGTACTCTGCTGTATAGACCTTATCGTCATCAGCAGCGGCATCAAGTGCCTTCAAAAGACCTGTCGTTGCATCCTCCATCGCGGTTACAACACCATCGATTGTGAATTCAACCATGTTCGCATCGGTAACATCGACATAAGTTGAATCATCGTCGCATTCCTGAATAACCAAACGCGTGTGATGATTTGCGGAATGTTCATTGGTAACACCGACCCCAATGATATGCAGAACACTCTCGCAATTCGCACCATCGACACCAGTACAAGCTAAATCGGATGTCGTGGTTTGCGCGTCAGGATCAAGCGTCTGGATAATCCCGATATTGTTCGTTAAATCTGAATGACTCATTTTGTCTCCTCCTATGTACGGTTGAGTCTGATGATCGCATTCACGTCAGACAGCTTCCCGTCGAAACGTGCGCGTACTTTGAAACCGACATAGTCGTTTGCAGCATACAACTCAACCAGTCGCTGGATCGTGAAACCAACCCGATCACAGATTATATATGCGCTCAGATCACCGAACGCTAACAGCGGAT